AACTGAAGAACCACATAGGTTACAGAAAGGAGACATTGTTACTATCAGGAATATTGATAGTGTAAACAATAGCACAGGAACATTTAAGTTAGGATATAATGGTGAGTTTGGTGTTGACAACATCATTTCAACTAAGAAGTTCACTGTCACTGGTATTAGTACAGATCCAGGCCTGTTCCTTAATCAGGTAAACCAGAGAACTACTCAACAACAGATCGAAGCACTACCTACAGTTCAGAGATCAAAAGCACTTGATAGTTTCACAGTTTATAGAGTACAAGAGAACAAACCTCATGTGCCTGGCACATCTGGACAAGATGGTGTTTACAATGTCATCTTAGTATGTTCATCAGTCCCACTAGATAAGGATCTTGGATTTGGTGTATCTATGAAGTCCTTCTCTCAGGACGTTAGAAACTTATATCCACAACAAGATAGGGACAACTACGACTCAGATCCAGAACCCGCTATCACTCATGCTAGTGCATCTATCATTGGTGATGTTATAACAAGTGATAAGAAGAAATCAATCACCAAAGAATCTCTTGGTTACTTCATGCAAGGACAGTCAGTTGGTTTCGCTGCTACTGGTGCGGTCATCACTGGTACTGGTAGTACCACTGTTACCTTGTTTACTGATGTTGAACACAATTTCAACCCAGTTAAGTCAGTCTCACTTATCAATCCTGGCGCTGGATATAATAACGGATCAGGAATCGCCACAGTCATATATGCTGCGGATCTGGAAAATAATGCACTGATTGGTAGAAATGCCGCTGCTAAGATTACTGTATCTGCTGCTGGTACTATTACAGATGTTGACTTAATTGATGGTGGTTGTGGTTATGGTATAGGTAACACCATGACAGTATCATCATTCCCAGCTGGTGCTCCTAGTGTTGCTGGTGTAGTATCAGTAACATCTATATTCTCTCATTTAGGAGATGGATTAAACTTAACTGGTTTTGAAGATCCAAAACTAAATGGCACATTCAAGATTGTAGATATTCCTACATCTAAATCTATTTCAGTTGAGATAGGAACTGCTAGAAATCTTGAACCATACTTTAAAGATAGAGATGATAGAAGAGTTCCAACATATCACTTAGCAAACATTGGTGTTGGTGTAACTTATATTGACGTAACAGGTGCAACTGGACTTACTACAATTAGAACGGACGGAAACCACTCTCTTGTGGCTGGAAATGGTTTCGTAATTCAAGGAACTAAGAACCCACTCTTTGATGATAGAACACTTGTAGTTGATGGTGTAGAGGAAGATCTACCACTTAGAAGTATTACTTTCAATGTTGGTATTATCACTGCTGGTATTGATACATCATATCTAACAACCAATACTAGACTATTTGGTAATGGTATATCTGCCAATGGTAAGTCATTGAGTGCTGGTGAGAATAATTTGGCTGGTAGAGGTTCATACTTCTATACTGGTATATCCACCACAATCAATGCTCCATTAACATCTACAGATACAAATATCACTCTTACATCTAATGATGGATTTAGAAGAGGAGACTATTGTATAATCAATGGTGAAGTTGTAAGATTCACCTCTGATAATATTAATAACATTCTTAGAGGTCAGTTTGGTACTCTGGCATCGCCTGCAATCACAGGAACTACGATTAAGAAGATCAAGGTTCTTCCTATGGAATTACGCAGACCTTCGATCCTTCGTGCCTCTGGTCATACGTTTGAATATCTTGGTTATGGATCAGGAAACTACTCCACATCATTACCACAGAAACAGGACAGAGTTCTATCTGATACTGAATCACTGACTGCACAGAAGAAAGAGCTAGATGGTGGTACAGTTGTTTATACTGGTATGAACGACTCAGGAGACTTCTTTACAGGATATAAGAAGTTATCATCTATCACTGGTGAAGAGGAAGTTCTCGAAGCTCCAGTGTTCACCTATGTTGGTGACGATGCTGAGGCAGAAACAATCAAGAGAGCATCAGGTGTATTTGATGAGGTATTAATTAGAGAGTCACTTACAGTTGAGGGTGGAGACAACAACAATAGAACATCACAGTTCTATGGTCCTGTCAACTTCACTGAGAAACTAACAAACACATCTGAAGAAGGTATTGAAACTGTAAACTTCTCACTTAGAGGAGATGCCCCACAGGGTAAGATCATAACAGTTGGTATCTCTACTCCTACAAGTGCTGCTAGATCAGGTGACATATCATTTGTTGGTGTGCCTGCGCCTGGTGGATACTTAGGACATATTTTTGCAGAGGGTGAATGGAGAAGATTTGGTGTCATATCACAGGAGAGAGACAGACAGTTCGCTAAGTTTGATCAGATTGGTATTGGACAATCCACACAAAACTTTGCTTTCCAAGATGCTCTTGAGGTCAATGGTGTTGCCAAGATAAAAGACCTATTTGTATCTGGTATGGTTACATTTCAGGCTAACCAGACATTCAAAGGTGTCTCTTATGATACTCTAGTAATTAAGCAGAACGCTAACTTCTGGGGATACAACACTACAGGTGGTATATCCTATGATGGAATCCCTTGGGAAGATCATGGTTACTACACACAGGTACATGAGAATGGTACTTCCAGACTGTATAACATAGAGACTGTTGGTACTTATGTAACATTCAAACCAGCATCACAGATAGTGGTTGAAGGACCTATGAAGTCCACATTCGCTGGTGTAAGTACATTCACTGGTACACTTAAAGTTGGAAACCTTGAAAGTACAGGTGGTACATTCAATGGTACATTTGTTAATGCTTCCAACGGTTCATTTGGTATTCTTGAGGCATCAAATCAGTTATACGCAAAGGTTGGTTTCGTTACTGACCTACACGTTACAGTCGGTGTTGTAACTAACGGACTGTATGCTGATATTGGTATTACAACTCTATCTCATGTTACAACACAATATGTCAATGAAAATAGAGTATTTACAGGTATTGTTACTAACTTACAAGTAACAAACAGTGCTACGATTGCCAATGAGACAGTCACAAACGCAACCATTACTAATCTAACAGTTCCTTCTGCTGGTGGTGGTAACGCAGATATTGAACTTGCAAACATTGCTCAACTTACGTCTACAGACATCACATTTACTGATGACCTCATAGGTCCTGACGCATACTTCTCTAATGATGTAGACTCTGATGCTATGACTACCAGACAGATTGGTAGTAAGTACCCTGCATCGCCAGGTAATGAGGCAGAACAATTAACTATCTTTGCTAACGCTGGTATCTACACTTGTATTGTTGGTTTTGCTGCAACGATAGAGAGAATCAACATGCCACAAGGCAGTAATGGACTTACTGCCCCAACCATTCGTGCAAACGTTGGTATCATTACAGCATTGAGTGCTGGTAATGGTGGTAACATGACTATTGATGCTGGTTCTGCTGGACAGATTAAATCATTCCAGTTTGAATCAACTGCAACAACTGTTCCACCTATCAAGACATCATCTAGTGCCAAGTGTGTAAACTTGAACGCTGACTTACTTGATGGTAAGACAACTAAAGATACCAACTGGACAAGCGGTTCTTCTATTGTTGCCAGAGACTCCAATGGTAGTACAAAGGTCAATGTTATCACTGCGACATTATTCCAAGGCGGTACAGGTGCTTTCCCTACTGCGATCACAGGTAATAATGCGACTATTGGTGGTAATAACGAAATCAACAACCTTGAGGTTACAGGTACATTTACTGCCGCAACTGGAACTAATTTTGCTGGTAATGCTGCAACTTCCACACTTGCCTCTAACATTCAAATCCCTAGTGGTAGAGTTCCTTACAATAATTCAAACAACAGCACCACATCGTCAGCTAATCTTACATTCAATGGAACTAGACTGACTGTAAATTCAATTACTGCCTCATCAGACTTCGATTGTAACGCTAGCACAGGTACATTTAACAATGATCTTGTATGTAATGGTGTGTTCAGAACTGACAATGTAAGAATCAAAGATAACAAGATTGATACTACGTCAGGAGCATTAAAATTAGATGCAGATAACAATTCAGTTGAAGTTACTGCTGACATCAATCAAACTGGAAACTTCAATACCACTGGAGATGTTACTGCCTTCGTATCTGACATGAGGTTGAAAACAAGTCTAGAACAGATTGATGGTGCTATTGCTAAGGTATGTAAGTTAAGTGGATTTACATATTCATTCAATGAAACTGCTGGTGAACTAGGATTTGATACTGAAACAAGGTATGCTGGTGTATCTGCACAACAGGTTAAAGAAGTATTACCTGAGGCTGTTAAACCAGCTGCTGTAGGTAAAGGATACATGACAGTACAATACGACAAACTTGTACCTCTACTCATAGAGGCTGTCAAAGAACTTAAAGATGAGATTGAGGAACTGAAAAATGGAGGATAGATACGAACCCCAGCAGTTTCAAGATGGAGACTGGCATTGCGAAGCAATAATGGGGATTGAAGAGGTGAGAATACTTCACCACACAATCACCGAGTATCTTGATAAATTTGATGACATACCGCCAGTCAATAAATCCTATCTAGAACATATACAGAGTAAGATGTTTGGTATGATTGCTGAATACAACCTAGAGTTATAACAACATGAATTTGAATATTATTGATGAAAAGACTCATAGAGTCAATGATGAACTAAAATATGACATTCACAGACTAGAAGAACACCCGATCATTGTCATTGATGATGTATTGGAGAATCCACATGACTTCATAAGTGAGGTGGTGGAGAAAATTCCTATGCAATATAATGAATTGGGAAAAGGCGATCCAGACGAGGTATTTCCAGGCTACCAATCAAATGTACATCTTGACCTAGCAGAACTATCTAAACTGACTGGACACATGATACAAAGGTGTACAGACTTTCAAAACATTGATCCAGACGCAGTAAAACTATTATATCAAGTCAATGCCATGTATAGCGACAGGAAAGTTCCTAGAATCTCTATACAACCACACATAGACCCAGCAATATATGCCACAGTATTATATCTGAATGAAGAAGGTGAAGGCGGAACTTCATTTTTCACCCATAGTGCAACTGGACTAACTAATACAGAGAACATATACAAACCATTCAAAAGAACCCAAGAGTATTGGAATCTTAAAGAATGGATCTATGATTTCTCCAATAAGGCAACTGACCTAATAGATAATGACACAACTCTTATTGAAGAGGTATGGGAAGAACAACATCATGTTCAAATGAAATTCAATAGAATGATTATATACCCTTCTTTTATGTGGCACAGTGCTATAATGAAAAATGGTTGGTATAAAGATGATCCTAGAATATCATTATCTGGATTTGTCTTTGCTCCTTCGCTCAATGTAGATGTCAATGCTGAATGAAACAAATCAATTATTTCACTATATCCTTCATTCTGGGAATGTTCTTCCTACACTCGATCATAGAAGATTGCTCGAACTCGTTGAAGGATTAGATTGGCCTGAACCAGGCAATCCTCCTCCTAGTACATATTATGATCTAAAAGGGTATAGATCACAAATGCTCATAGAACCCGAACATGGGGAGATATTTGACCTAATTCATAAGGCACATATTAGATTGATGCCTAGCATATATGAACATTATGGAAATACTTTACCAAAAGACCCTATCTACGATAAATACTCTGGATACTGGTTATGTAAATATCCAGAGGGCGGTTATCTTTCTCCTCATGCAGATGTTGATGCTGATGCTGGTTCAGTAACTGCATCTTATACTATTAATGATGATTATGAAGGCGGTTGGATCACATTTTGGGGAAAATATAATATTCTCTCAGGAGGCAACTCTGCTCATGTATATCCAAGTAATCACTTGTTTAAACATGAAGTCACACCTGTGACTAAGGGCGAGAGATACTCAGTTATCACTTGGTTCAGTTACGAAAAAGGAAAAGAATGGTTGACATAGAAAACCTAACTAACATATCAAATTCTGGACAGTATCCTACTCTATTCAATTCAGAGGATATTGAAGCGGTAAAGAGTATTGTAGAGATATATCCTGATTTATTCTCTGTTGGTATGAATCAAGGTATGGGATTAATAAAAAGTGAATCAGATACAACAAAGTATGGATTTAAGTTTCAAGTACCAACAGGCATAGAACAGTATCAGTATTTTGATGGACATATAGGAACTAATGTGTTGTTTAAATATCTGAACAAATATAAATTTATATACTTTAAAAATGGAGTGATGGTAGAGGAGTTGCTATCATTTGACCCGCCTGCATTGTTTGCTCCGAGTATAGAAGGATTATGTCAATTAGCAACAGAGGCCACAGGGAATACTGATACTTCATCTTTAAAGGAACTATTAGAGTTATTTGATGCTGACATAGAGAACTATAGTATTAGTAGTGCTAATGTTAGCAGAGTCAATAAGAATATTAGAATAGGTCTGATAAAAACGGATATGAATATATCAGAGGACATATTAAAATATCTTGGCACTAGATCAAATACCAAGACATATATTAATATAAAAGGTGTAACCGATTGCGTAGATGAATTGGCAGTGGATCAGGAAAATAATTTGATAGAGATAGTAATAGAGTTCAATGAAACAGGTTTAGTTAAGAATTTAGGTTACTCTTTATCAACACAGTTTGCCAAAGATGCCCCAGAGGGAACAACTGCTCAAGATAATTGGGTAACATATTCACAGAGACTTGAATCTCATAATTCATCTGTAGCATCAATATCCAGTAACGCTAAGACATTCTTATGGATGCCAGACTCATGGGTAGATGAAATATCTACATGGGAACAGTTACCTTCCGCAGTTCATGGTGCTACAATAATAACTGCCAATTCAGAAGGAACTAAAACTGAATTAGTATATGGTTTAGATTAGATATTAGATATACTACCGCTACCGCCAAACTGAATTTTACCATTATTACCACCAGCACCTCCGCCACCTTGGCCTCCTTGCCCATTTCTACCAGAGGAATGGTATCCACAACCCTGTTGATCTCCAGCGCCTTGAGTTCCTGTACCACCTTGGCCTCCGCCTTGACCATTTGATTCAAATGCGCCGCCTTGACCTCCGCCACCGCCAGCGCCACCTTGGCCGCCTCCTCTATTGCTTCCTCCTTGACCGCCACTACCGCCTGAACCATTCCTACTACTTGCAGTTTGAATATCAATAAAGGCATTGTTTCCATTCCAGTAATATCCCGCTCCTCTACCACCTTGGCCTCCGCTGCCTCCATTACCGCCTGCTCCTCCATTGTTTGAACAGACACGATAAGAACTATTACAGAACCAACCACTACATCTTCTTCCACCAGCGTGACCACCACCGCCACCTTTGCCGCCATTGCCGCCGCCTCCGCCGCCACCGCCTGCGCCACGGACTCTTGAATCTTTTTGTGAAGTGGGCATGAATATTGGAGAACTTACTACCATTGCTCTTCCGCCTGCCTTTCCGTTATTGCCTCCGCCACCTCCACCTTCTCCAGAGTAACCTCTGACACGAGGATTGCCAACTGCACTGGTAACATAAGCAATGATATTACCGTTACCACCACTATTGAATCTTACTGCTGGACTTAGATCAGAGTTACCTCCGAAGTGACCATTAAGATTGATTTGTTTAGTTATGTTTGAAGTCCACTCTTGATTACCAAATACTTCATATCTTGCCTGACAGTGCATCCAATTTCCATTGCAATCAGCAGTAAGTTTACTTACAGTGCTTCTTAGATCGCTAAATGATATTGCACCACTGGTAGGAACATTATTATTATCAGATATATCTGCAACGCCTTGTCCTCTATAGTAATTACCAAGACTATTACCAGCACTGTATTTGGAGTTGATTTGACTCAACTTAATTTCGCCACTAACAAATTCTGTGGTCTTACTTATACTTAGACTTCCATTACCAACAGGACCACTTGTGAAATCACTGTAAAAATTATTTGACACATCTGAAAAAACTTTTGATGATGTAAGATCGTAATTCATATCATACATCGCTTGGTTATCTTCTAGATCAATCGCTATGATCTTATCCTTATCTGCCTCGTAGTGTGATGCCACACCTGACATATATTTTACACAATCTTTTAGATCAGCATTGACATTGAACTTAACGCCATTTCTTCTTATAATAGGATTAACAAATACTACGCCCTCAGACCAATAATCATTTGCTAGGTTCAACCACTCATTAATTTCTAGATGTTCAGTTATAAATGATTCCTCAGTAGGCACAATATGGATTCTCTTTGTACCCTCAGTGGTTCTAGAAGGATCGTAATTATCGTTATAGTACCAAATGCGACAATAGAAGTCTCCAACAGTTGCAAGAGTCTTGTAGATAACATCACGCTTGCACATGACATTTCTTACAGTTGGATTAATCTCGGTTCTTTGCAGTTCTGGATTGGTTTCTATTTCATAGTCAGAATATGCCATTCTTTGTAGTGATACCTTGCCAATTCTATTTATTATGGTATGATATATAGAGTGAGTGCATTAAAATTATGAGTCATAAAGAAGATCTGACTAAGAGAGCGAACGATCTACAGGTAGAGATACAAGAGTTGAGTAAAACCTTTGAACTCAAGAAAGAGGAGTTTCTAAAGGTACAAGGCGCTTTAGAAATGCTTCAAATCTTAGAAAATGAGAAAGCAAGTAAAGAAACTTGACGATTTAATTATCAAAAAATCAAACCCAAGACTATACAAACAGATGTACAGTACAAAAACTGTACACTGCTGCCCCCAATGTGGACATTTATTTGTGGAATAGGGTTGACATACAATAAAGATCATGTTAGAATGGGTGCATGAAACAATTTCCGCCTGCCATTAAAGAATACATACCACTCAAAGGAAGCGGTGTGGCGTATCTCTATGAGTACACCAATATCGTGAACATGATGAAGTATGTTGGTATTCACTTAGGATTGCCTGAGGACACTTATCTTGAGAGTTCAAAGAATCCTGAGTTTAGAAAAGTAATGGCGGGGTCAGAACCTGTTTTAATATTCAAAATACTACAATACGGAACATACAAACAAATGCAAGACGCTGAACACGCTCTACTCTCTGAGGTAGATGCAAGAAACAATCCAAACTATTACAATCAGAGTAATGGTTCGCCTTCATTCTCACACAAGTCACTAGACATTGAGAAGTGTATGGACATTGATGCTAGAAGAAGAAGAGGAGAGTTCAATGTAGGTAAGAAACCTATTGAGGATTGGGTAAATGTACCAAGATTTCAAGGTAGAGCAGAGGAACTAGATCATAAATCAGTTCGTAAGATCAAAGGATTGATTGAAGCAAATGGCGGTAACACAGACAACTGTGACCCTATATTCATCATACTTGGAGAGTTGAACAACGGAAACCATACTCTCACTGCTGCATCAGAATGTTCAAAAGTAATTGACATACCAGTTGCAATCTTGCCTGATGATATTGGTAAGACTCTATCTGATCTTGAGATTGATTACTTATCTAAACTTGCTAACAAGGAAGATGAGAAGCACAAAACATCAAACAGTAAGAAAGATATTGTAAAAACTCTGGTTAAGAACAAACTTGCAGACCCAAAGTTTGACTTTGATTCAGCAAGATGCCTTGCACTTCTTGAAGGTTTGTTAGTTAGAACTAAGAGTGAACAGAACAGTATCAAGAAAATGGCGAAGTCTCAGTATATTACTGAAAAGAATCGTCTTGAGGGTAAAGTTCGTATTAATTGGGAACTAAAATCCAATAAGGCAATCTTGAGTGCTAAGTGTGATGATCTAAGAGACAGTAATACATTAGTATATTCTGCTTCATCAGGTCACACAAACAAACTTGACACCGAGTTCATCACTCACGTCAACTTGAACCCTGCTAAACCACATATTGTTATCGTCATACACCACCCAAGTGATGAAGCGGAAAAATCATGGAATAGAACTGAAGGTGCAAAAATGTACAACAGATTCACTGATTTCTTTGAACACATGAATATGCCTGAGGTAGATGGCATACCAGTTGAGAGAACAATCAGATTCGTACCTATGGATTCATACAAATATGATAGAAGTTTACGATAACTTCTTACCTACAGAGGTCTTTACGCCCATCAAGGATTATATCTTTGGTGGGCGTATGCCTTGGTACTATTCGCCTACCTCTGTGATGGAAGGCGATGGTTGCCCACAATTTTCTCATGCGTGTTACATAGACGCTGAACCAATATCAGATGTTTATGGTATAATCAAACCAGTATTCTCTGCACTTAATCCATTTGCTTTGCATAGGATTAAGTTTAATGCTACGCCAAGGACAAAAGATATAAAAGAAAAACCACTACACGTTGACATTTCAGGTCCCCAAGATGATAAAGGCAAGTTTACTGACATACCAAACTATCATATATGTGTATTATATTTCAATGATAACAATGGATATACATATTTTGAGGACGGGCAAAAAGTAGAATCAAAAGAGAATAGAGCAGTGATATTCTCAGGAGAGTTGCTTCATGCAGGCACATCATGTACTGATACAGATTTAAGAGTTGTTCTTAACATAGACTATTGTAAGTGGAATTAGATGGATTTATTTCCTACATTATTAGAAGAGTATGACCTCACAGGAGCGCCTGGTATTGATGAGTTCAGAAATCATATATTACAGAGTATAGAAAACAATATGCACAGAGGGCACTCTCTAGCGGTAAATGGTGTGAGTTCTCATGGTGGTTTCGACCCATTAAATGACCCTGCATCACGAGAAATATTAGCAGTGTTCCAAGAATGTGTCAATCATTACTCAGATAAAATGGGCACTTATCCTTCAATGATGAGTGGTGCTTGGTATAATGTTCTACCAAAGGGCGGATACACAGAGAGACACAGACATGAATCAAGTGTGGTAAGTGGTGCATTTTATATAAAATTGCCAGAGGGAGATTGCGGTAATTTTTATGTTGTATCGCCGATACAACAATATATGATGTGTATGCAATTTGTGAAGAAAAGTTTGTATGGTGATTATTTTTTTGATGTGCCTATAAAAGAAAGTCACCTGTACCTATTTCCTTCGTGGTTAGAACATGGCAGTAGAGTCAACAATACAGATGATGATAGGATTACTGTAAGTTTTAATACAACGCCTGTACCAAAAGACGATTTACCCTCTGATTTTATAGAACAAATATGGGGAAAAGAGAATGAGAACAGTTGATGTGCTGCCGTTGAAGTTGGGAGCAGTGATGTACCCAGAACATGAGACAGTAAAGTCATTACTGATTGATGAAATCAAAAGTCATGGTGATACCTATGAATTTCAAAAGGTAGATGCACACGCAAAAGGACTAGAACATTTTGATTACTATTCACCTCTATCAAGTGATAAGTATAAAGATTTTAGAGAGTGGATAGAGAAACAGGCAGAGATATATGCACAGGATATATTGGGTTATGAAACATCAGACTTCTTATTGACAGATAGTTGGTTAAATGTGTGTGACTCAGGTGGTAAACAATCGCCTCATTTTCATATAAATGCCGCTATATGTGCTCTATATTATATTAACTTTGATGATGAAGTTCACTCGCCAACATACTTTTATCGTCCTAACGATAGTATGAATTTTCCTGATTACTTTGCATATATGTTGACAAACCAAAAAGAAACAAAGTATAATTATATCAATGAAGTGGTTGGAGTTGAGGGTTCGTTGTTACTGTGGCCTGCTAACACCTGTCATGGATATACAACCAACTATGGCGATAATCGTATAACAGTATCCAGTAATTTGATGCCTAGATATATTAATGACGTTAGAATTGAACCTCTAACAAAAGAAGAAAGACACACTGCCATGACTACGTTTAGGTCTGGTAAACTATGGGATTATCCTCTATTATAATATGGAAGTCGTAAACATACTACCAACACCTGTTGCTATCATACCTTGCCCATTCCACGACAAGGTAAAGGAAAACATATTGACAGAGATAGAAGAACAAAAGTTAAATCAGTTATCATATAATACAAACTCAAGAGCATTGTCACATATAGGACACTATTCTGTTTTACAGAATGATGTTAAGTTTGGTAGATTTAGAAATTGGTGTGAACAACAGGCAGAATATTATGCAAAAGAAATTAAAGGCGATTACATACAGGAGACAGTACAAGTAACTGATAGTTGGATAAATGTAGCAGACAAAGGTGGTTATCAACACCCCCATTACCACAGTAATTCATATCTATCCGCTGTATATTATGTGAACTATGATAATGAAAAACATATAAGTACAAACTTTACCAGAGAGGAGAGTCTATATTTTCCCTCGATGCCCGCTCTACAATTAATGAGGAAAAAATACACGCCTCATAATCAAGATAATGAACTTATCGTGAATGAAGGCGAGTTAATAATATTCCCTGCACAGATCATACATGGATATGATGATAACCAATTCCAAGATAGAGTTACATTATCAATGAATATGATGCCTACAATAGTGACAAATGGCGACTATGGTTGGCGGTGTGTCAATCTGAACAAGGCAGAGAGAGAAAAGGCATTTGATACAAAAGAAAATTTAGACTTGACAAAGGAATAATATAATGCCATAATAGGATATGGGAAACAAAATGATCTTAGTTATCATTTTTGTTTCTCGCACCCTATTATAATACTATGGATAGATTAGGTTCAAAACCATACTCAATGCACAATCAAGGTATGAGGCCTGCTCTGAATCAAATGGGCAGAAGTGTGAGTACGGCATCAAAGTTTGGTATCGGTTTCGCTTTGGGTATGCTTTTTTACAGATTCAGTAGTGGACAGTTGAAGAAGTGGCACACTACCGATTGCACTGATACTGACCATACAGTATTATAAGAATATGAGAGGGAAGGTTTTGTGTTTGTTACCTTCCCTTTCCTTTTTTACAACAAACATTAATTATCATGCCTAAATTGACAAACGCAATTCAAAAGACAGAAGTTCTTAAGTGGACACAGGAACTATGTAGATGCCTAGAAGCACAGTACAGGAACTATTCGTTGAGATATGTTATGGATAGTCAGAATGGCAGTGACAAGTATCTACAGGAGAGGGCAAGAAAAATTGAGAATGATGAAGAGTGCATCAAATTCACTATCACATCAGGTAAGAAGTATCACAAAATCATACAAAACGATTTCAGAAATGGTAAGTATGAGAGTGCAGGCGTACACGCTTTTGTTGACAAAACAACAGGAGAAGTTTATAAACCTGCTTCATGGCGTGCTCCTGCTAAACACGTTAGATTTGATATGAGAGATCAAAACCAACGTGAGTATATGTATGCTCATTGCGATTGGGCAGGCGGTTATCTCTACATCAGATAATCCTTACACTTCTAAATAACTAAAAAGAATTAATTATGGGTTACGATTCACTAACTTCAGATACAGAGACACTAACTAAAGTTAAGTTGCAACAAGTTGATAGACTAAAGAAACAACTAAATGGTGCAATGAGAACTATAGGCAATCTTGACGAGAGATTGGCAACACTAGAGTCTATGGTTCATGCTGCCCTACTTAAACAGCAAGATGACATTAAGGCACTTATTACTGAAGTCAATGCCCTTAAAGGTAAGGCAGAATATGATAAGGCATCAAGTAAATTTGACATGGACGCTAAACCCGCCGACCCGACAGGAGCGCCACCAGTTGGATAACTGACACACAACCCCTTGCGAGGGGTTTTTTTATTCCCTATACTATGTTTATTGAAACAACTACATTATGAAACTTAGAGATCATCAGACAGAGATAATCCAGACTATGCAACACAAATGTGGTCAGATTCTTGTGCCCACAGGCGGTGGTAAAACAATGTGTATGATTATGGACGCTAAATGGCGGTTCAGTATGCCCATTCCACAGACTATAATTGTTGTTGCTCCTAGAATCCTACTCGCTCAACAGTTATGCGAGGAGTTTCTTGAGCATATTGATAATGTCGAGGTGCTTCATGTTCATAGTGGAGAGACAAACTATATTACTACCACTAATCCAAAGAAAATACAAGAGTGGCATCATAACAGTACAAAGAATCAGTTGATCTTTACAACATATCATTCACTTCACAGAGTCAGACAAGATGTTGAAGCGGATACAGTATATTATGACGAGGCACACAATTCAGTTCAAAAGAATTTCTTTGAGAGTGTCAAGGATAGGTCTAACATCACTAGAAGAAAGTTTTACTTCACTGCTACACCTAAACATCATACATCACAGGAGCGTGGCATGAACAATACAAAAGTGTATGGTCAAGTGATTGCACAAATCCCTGCCCCTGACTTGATTGAGAAGGGTTATATCGTACCTCCACAGATCAAGACTAGAAACTTTAATGTTGGTTTCTATGAGAGTGTAGAGGAGATAGACAAAGAAATGATACTTGATGCTCTTGACAATGAGGAGAGCATGGACAAAGTATTGGTCACTGCTAAATCTACTACCAATATTCACAAATTGATTACTAGAACAGACTTTCAGAGTGAGTGCCATGCTCGTAAGTACAATGTGATGTGGATTACATCAAAGTATGGTGCTATCATCAATGGTAAGAAGATTACACGCAAAACATTTTTCAATTTGATGAATAAGTGGGGCAATGACCCAGACAAAAAGTTTCTATTGTTTCATCATTCTATCCTATCAGAGGGTATGAATGTGTCAGGTCTAAACGCCTGTATTCTATTGAGAAATCTTGATCTCATTACTATGGCACAAACTATTGGTAGAGTCATCAGACTACATAAAGAAGATGCAAAGAGAATCAGTACAGGTGCCTTGAAACCTTGTGTCAAGGGTACTGGATACGTCAAACCATTTGGTAAGATGTTTGTACCAGTTTACAACAATGTTGGTATTGGTACAGAGCGCCGTCTCAATAGTGTTGTTGATACTATTTTCAACAAAGGAGAGGCACAGGTATCGTTATCTAACAGAAAATAGACAACGATACCAATTTATAGTATAATTAAACTATCCAAAGGTCACTAAAATGCACCAAATTGACAAAATCAGACTCAAGTGTCTTACTACTATGGAAGATCACTATGCTACTAGAATTGAACACTTAATTGATGAACAATTACTAGAGGAGGCAGAATCATTATGCCATGAAATGTCAGTAACAGCAGAAGATTTCCTACAAGATGATCTATTCTTAGATGATCTAACCGAGTGGACAGAATCAGAATTGAGAGGCATCTATTTTACAGACTTAAACGACATTGACATAGACAATGGATAAAGAAGAGCGCCAAACTAAAAAAGATTTAATGAAGATAGTTTATCCTAATCATTTAAAATTTTTGAAGAAACTTAAATCAGAATTGAAAAGAGATAAAGGCATCAAACCAAGAAGAAAAGCACGATACAACTATAGACATAAATGAGTGTTCAATCTCTAAATCTATTCTCAATGCCTATAGCAAAGTTTGCTGTGGACAAGTGGGAGAGCAAAAAAGATAAGTTGTTAGAACTTATCAGTTTTGAGGGTTGCGACATAGTAGAATGTCAAACAGACTACTACAAATATAATACTGTATCGCCTTATTTAAAGGATTTTGTAAACATACTTACATCAGACCTAGATGGCATAGTAGAATATTATACACAGTTATTAAGTGATAGATATAGAGGAGATTGCCCCTGCGATAGTGTAGATAAATGGCAACTATGGTCACAGAGATACACTAAAGGACAATATCATGGTGCTCATAATCATGGTTCAATGAATATATCATGTGTATTATATGTTGAATTTGATGAAAAAGAGCACTTTCCGACTACATTTTATAGTCCATTTCCTGACCCTTACTATGGTACAATTAATAAGATTGCGCCTCCAGTAAGTGAGGGAGAGATAATAACATTCCCCTCTATATTATTACATGAGTCGCCTGCTTCAGTATCAGATAAGCAGAGAACTATCATGTCATTCAATATACCTTTAAGATAAATGTACGACATTAAAGTAACACTAACTGATAAACAATTTAATTTGTTAAGTGAAGCATTATTCTACTATTCTGAGGAAAAAGATAATGTAACCAAAGATATAGAAGAATTAGAAGATTTAATTGATCTTAATACAAAGAAAGTAAAGCGAAATAGAAAGTTTGTCAACCCAGAGTGTGACATTTAATAAACTGGCACACAGGTGGTTGTAATTCTATCTCAATATACTATTATATGAATGTGAGAGGCATGGGTGGGCGACCCCAGAGGAAAATGCCCTTTAAGTCGAACCTCTCTCACATTCTCTTGGGTGTATGAGAGTTAATTCTAGATCAACATACTTAATGGTAGTTCAAACAGTTGCGTACTCAACTACCGCCCGACCACTTTACAAACTGGCACATAGATGGTTGAAAACCTAGTGCCATGTGTTATAATGGTTGTATGAAGAACAAACACTTAGAACATATTGAAGATCATATACTTGAGGGTAAGCAAGGTGCGATCAATGCTATCAACTTCTTAGATACCAAACAGAGTCAGGTATCAGTAAAGTATGATGGCGCTCCTGCTATAGTATATGGAACTAACCCTGAGAATGGCAAATTCTTTGTAGGAACTAAATCAGTATTCAACAAGAGAAGAATCAAGATAAACTATACTCATACTGATATTGAATCTAATCATGGACATATACCTAAAGTTGCTTCAATTCTACATATATGTCTAGACAGACTACCACAGAATGATGGCATATATCAAGGCGACTTTATTGGTTATGGTGGTTCAGATACTCATACGCCCAATACTATTACATACAAATTTGATAATGTAATTGATGACATTATTGTTGCCACTCATACACAGTATATTGGTGCTACCATACAAGAGTTAGATGCTAAGTTTCATTATAGAGAATCTAAGAGTTATGGTGTTCACTTTATTGATACAGGTGCATCAATATCTAAAAGACATTTCAGATTGAACTTACTTATTACACTTGCCAAAACTGTAATACCATTTGTCAAGTTTCCAGACAGTAATGATATACCACAGTTGAAAGTAAGTATCAACAGTTATATACGCTCAGGTCAATCACTTGATGCAGACAAATTGGCGAGTGATACAGGATACTCTAAAAACTTATTTCATTTATACAATATGATAATTGAGATAAAAGAATTACTCATGGAAGGTATCACTACTACAGAGAATGTTCAATGTCTATTTGATAGTGTGCCTTATGAACATGAGGGTTATGTAATGTCTAACAAATATGGTACATTCAAACTTGTAAAACGTCAACAGTTCAGTTACGCAAACTTCAACAACAGACAGTTCAGATAGTGGCACACAGGTGGTTGTATTCTGATCTGGTGCCTATACAATAATAATATAACAAACAAACAATTATGAAAAAAGTTTCACTCAACTTTATTGTGGATAACTTAACCGAGTTAGGTTGGGATTATTCATGTGGCAGAATGTCAAGATCAGGCATGGAAATCTATGATGGTATCATGCGCCATGTTGGTATTATAGAAGAGACAGAGCATTGGAATGAAGATGTCTATGCTGATTCTAACGGAGATTGGTAGAATGAAAGTATCACAATTAATTGAGTGGTTATCTCTACAAGATAAAGATGATGACGTAACCTTTTACTATCTCAAGAATGATACTCTAACTAATTGTCAGTTAGAAACCATTATTGAAACTGACATGGGTGTAGAGTTTACAATTCAAGATACAAGCGAACTACTAGAGGAGGCAGTGTAATGCACACATATATTTTCAGAGATTTCAATGATTTGAGAGATCCAGAGGGCGTACATGGTTGCCATTTCAGACCAACAAAAACTCATGTAAGTGAGAAGTATGGCAGACATTTCTTTATTGACATTGGTATGCACTTTGTAAGTGCTCCTAGTCTTGAGAAGGGCGGATATGATGAAACACAGTTAGACTATGTTGGTTCATGGACAGACCTAGAAGGCGTAGTATTACAGGATTTGTTCGACATTTATCAGAATATGGTATTTGAATATCATCAAGAAGAGATAGATGCAGAGAGAGCAAACTATTATGAACTAGAGGAGGCAGTTGAAAAGGGCGAGATAACCTATTTGTAAACTGGCACATGGGTAGTTGATATTTCATATCACTGCCCTATAATAATACTATAACAAACAAACATTATGGAAATCCCAGAAAACAAAAAACAATTCGAGATTACCGAAAAGTTTATCGGTTGGGGTTCTGCTTTTGTATGGGCAGAAACCGCAGAAGAAGCAATCCGCCTTTATGAGAAGGGCGAGTATGATGACTATGAAACTGATTTTGACAATTTTCAAGATTATGAATTTGTAGATATTGAAGAAGTAAACCCTGCCTTTTATACAAAATGAGTTACACTAATAACGAAACAGCACTTCTTACTTTGATTTCAAACATCAATAACCAATTTTATTATATTGGAGAAGAAGATGACAAAGTAGCACCTATTGATGTAAAGAAATTTACTGAACATTGTGTTGCCTTTATTGATTCTTTGGAGATAGAAAAATGAAGCAAACCGCTTATCTTATTACAGATATTACCTTTGATTTTACAGATAGTCAAGGCGAGATAGACAAAGAAGAGCAAGAAGATATAGTATTCAATACTAAGGGCGTATGGTACGCCTTTGATGAAGAACATCTTATTGACAAAATATCAGATACTACTGGTTGGTGTATATCTGATATAGATTTCACTACTGACTTAATACACCCATTAACATCAATTAAATAAAATGCAAACAGTTCCCTATTATGACTTGCCCCAGAGTCCAATATTGATTATTGGATTCTTTGGTATTATGTTCACTCTAGTATTACTCTACTTTGTAAATAGAGCATACTTCAATAGTCCATTAAATGAGGACAAGAAAATTAAATGACTCTATCTAAAGAAACAATAGACAAATTAGCAGAGGCAATAACATTAGAGGTTATTGACTATATTAGCAATTCGCCTAAAACTAATACATTTTTGTATTCAATGATAAATGAGGCGTTATGCGAAAAACTAGGAAATAAAAATGAAGATGGTAGTTGCTCTTTTGATGGTAGTCAACTTGCCCCTGCTGTACTGGATAAAATGACACTATCATTAAATCCTACATTTATGCCTTCTGACCCTGCCACTTTATAAACTGGCACACAGGTGGTTGAATCACCTCTATCACCACATTATAATAAGTACATAACAAACAAACAATCATGTCAACTAATTCAAGAATCGGACTAAGACTCGCTGATGGTTCAATCTTATCAGTATATCATCACTGGGACGGATACCCACAGTGGTTAGGCGTTACTCTTAATCAACAGTATCCTACAAGAGAAGATGTTGCGGAACTTATTGATGGTGGTAACATGAGTTGTTGCTATACTCAATCAGGTTGGGAAATCGAAGATGAAGAGAAGTTAAAAGGATTACCATACAAACCTCTATACTACACAGAGAGAGGCGAGTCAATGGAAGAAAATGCTCCTAGACTTCACAAAACTACTTCACACTTTTTTGAGGACACTAATAAGTGTTGTGGAGAGTATGCTTACATTAAGGAACTAGACGGAACTCTAGAATGTTATGCTATTTCATACTGGAATGAAGAGACTAGAGACTTCAATGACGTATTCACACCTATCAAACAAGAGATACCCGCTGACTATCCACAGGAGTTGATGGCATGATCTATCCAAACGACTTAAAGACAACACTATTCTCAGAAATAGCGGAAATCCTAGAGGAGGCGGACAATTCCGCCCAATATGATATAGTTGATGCTATGATCGAACTAATGAATGAAGATCAGTTGAATCAACTAAGTGACATAATTACAAATTTGTATCCTAAAGACTAATGAATGACCCTACTCTTACAGCGGCAGAGTGTGACGCTTTAATTCACTTAATATTGAAAACACCTAACAGACTAACTGATAAATTTAGTGATGACTTTCAAGTCAATTTTAGAACTATTAGAAAAAAGTTAGGACATTTAGCAGATATTCAAGATGGCATACCACAGATGGGTGTGCCAGTTGACTAAGTTGCACAAGGGCAGTTGAAATTCAGTTTCACTGCCCTATAATAATAATATAACAAACACAGAGGTTTTTATGAACTCAGGTCAATCATCTACTGAACTGAATGATATGTTAACACAGTTCACAGAATATGTCTATTCATTCTATGGTGCTCCTGATGCACTATATCCTATGGGTGCTACTAAAGTAGATATTATTAGTGCTACCTATGACTATCTAAACGCTATCACTACTCTCAATAATGAGAGATTCACTTGGGGCGATGGCGATTCTATTGATAGAGAGAGAGTCAGAGACTTCTTAGTCAGAAACTACGGATATTCCACAGATTTTGATGGTGGTAGTCTATGGGCACTTGATGGTACATCACTAGATCAG